GCCTGTATTACTTCCTGATAAGTTTCCAATATCAGTTATGTCTTGAGCAGAAATATCATCTAATTCAGTAGCATTATGTCCTGCTAAGGTAGTTAGATAACTTCCTAAATCTGAAATATCAGCTTCTACTAAAGCCCTACTTTCCCAACTATCTCCATCTCCCATTAAAGCATTTTTATCTGTCGGAGTTGATACTCCTACATCTGATAAATCGGATAATTGAGAAGCTCCTCCTGCTGGCTCTGCCCAATTTCCCTCACCATTCATAAAGTTAGTAGAGGTTCCATCTAATTTCTTTAATAATCCGTGATAAGTAGTAGTAGCATTTAAATCTGTATTATCATCTGGTGTAGCAAAGTTATCTAGTTTAATAGTTGTAGCAGCAGCAGTAACTTCAGCATCTAAAACGTGTTGGTCATCTGCTAATAATCCAGATAATCCAGCAACGCTTATTTCGTCTCCTCCTGTATTTTCGTGTGAAGCACTATGAGCTTGAGGTGCATTGCTTCCAGTAACATCAGCACCATCAGCCACATTTATATCCGTTCTAACTTCTGAATAACTACGTCCTTCCAATCCTCCTGCTGTAAATTTAGCAAAATCATTGTCAGCAGCGTCAGCATCATCTACTTCTAAGAGGTTATTATCTGCTATTCCAATAGTTTGTTCAGCTAATACATCAGTTCCTATAATCAAACCAAGTGTAGTTCTGACAGCAGAAGCGTCAGCATCATCAACAACAGTCTTTCCAAAAGCACTAATAGTTGTACTAGCTGGGAGTGTTAATGTTTTAATATCGGCATCTACTTCAGAATCCATCAAAGCTCCAGCAGCAGTAACATTAGTAACATCAGTGACATCTGCTCCATCTTCAACATTTATGTCTGACCTTACTTCACTATAGCTTCTACCCTCTAAACCATTGACTGTAAACTTGGCGAAATCATTATCAGCTACTGTAGCAGAATCAATCTCGACTATCTTATTATCAGCAATTCCTTTATTCAAGGTAATAGTTCCATCAGCAACAATAGTAGCATCACCACCCATTACCTTACTATCCATATAGTCTCCTTGAGAAATCAAAATATTACCAGAAGTTGTATCTGAATCAATTACTTGATCATCGTCAACCATACCCTGAAAGGCTGCATTCTTTGGTTCTATTTTTGCTGTTAATCCTATTCCCATAAATTTATGATGTTCTTAATGTAAAATTACCCGGGCCAAGAATATTCTCGGAACGAAATATATTATATTCTTCTTGAAACCCAGCCGGATTAGTTATATTTAATGTGTCTGGTGCTTCAAATGCTGCTTCGAATCCAGTATCATTATCGTAAAATGTTGGTGTAGCAAATCGTGATGGCAAAGCAAATATGAAATACTCACTAGCATCCAAAGCTATCTCATCCCAAGTCTGAGTAGAATCTGATGTAATCTCTTTCTCATCTAATGCTTCAATAGTTGCTTCATTCCAACCAGTAGAAGTTGTACTACCTCCATAAAATATATAATTTAATGGTGTAGTGGAATTTACTGATTGAATTGTAGTTCCTACTCCATCTAAATCAGCTAATTTACTAGCATAAACATTAAAGTTTTCTGTTTCTCCTGCTGTGTTTGTATGTGAAACTATCTCTATTAAAGGTGCTACAGCAGTAGCATCATTCTTATTAAAAGCTGCTGTCATTCCTCCTACTCTAAATTGTTTAATATTTCCATCACCTGTTCTGTGAGCTACTACACAATAATATCCTGAACCAGCAGTAATAGAAACTGACCTATATTCATTATTAGTAATAATGCTACCTACTAACGAAGTAATGTTTGCATCAGTAAAACCACTATTCTTATTTACATCATCATATTTAAAATAATTATAGAAATAAACTCTTTCTGTATCAGTATCGTTTTCTGCACTTTTATCAGCATCTAAAGTAAAAGTTACATTACCTCCACTTGAAGCAGGGTAATCTACATTTTCAGTATTTGTTGTTGGTCCTGTATAAGGACTTCCCATATCTAAATCTCCTACCCAATCAGCACATTGAACTACTGCTGCTGTTGGTGGCCCGTTAGTATAAGTTGCAGTAAATGATAACGCTCCTATTGCTTTCCATTCTCCTGAACCAATAAGCTGTGGTGTTGATTGTGCATCACTGAATGAAGCAATAGAAAATACAAAACTATAATTATAAACTGCCGGAACCCAATCACTACCATTCCATTTCAAAACTTCATTTGTTGATGGTGTATCGGTTGTTGTATCTACATCATCGTGAGTATCAACAGAAGCATCAGCTGAAACTTTTGCTGTATTAGTTCCTATAGAACTATCCATTGAAACCACCTTATCTCTAATAGCATTCTTACTTGCTCCATCAACATTTGCATCCCAAGTTCCCTCGTTATAAGCCGTATCACTTACGGTTGGGATAGTAGGTTTATTAGTTAAATCGTTATAGCTATAATCATTTAATCCCGTTAAACCAATCGTGTTAGCATAAGCAACTGATTGGTCTCCTGTGTTCGCTCCACTTGTATTACCTATAACAGTTTTCTCAGCATCAGTAACGTAATTGTCGTCAGCTCCTAATGCCGCTGCAAAAAACCCAGTATCTTCATAAGCAGCACTTCCTAAATCTGCTGATTGTATAGCACTATCAGCTAAATCAAGACTGGCATTAACGCTTACATCTAACTTTGATTCATCTATTGAAGCAGCTTTTATTGAAGCAGTTAAATCTTGTCCAGTAAGTGTAAAATCAAGTTCTGTAGAATCAGTAACTGTAACTGCAGGGTGTAAAGCTGCTAATTGTGCATCTGTAACGAATCTATCATCCACGTCTTCAGTAATGTCACCAGTTGTAAGAACTACTGTTCCTGTTTCACCATTAACACTTAATACTGAGTCAGTAGGAGTTTGTAATTCTGTAAAGTCAGCCATTGTTCCAGCTGTACCAGCGTTTCTCATATAAGAACGATTTTCATCAGAACGAACAACAACGTCACCTTCTTCTGTAGTTAGTAACAACATAGCTACTTCACTTCCTGCGACCTGGACAGTTGTCAGGGCCACTGGAGGTAATACTGAACTAGATAAAGTTCCTGTTGTAATATTAGAAGCGTTAGTAGTATCTACATTAGCTACATTACCTAGACCTACGTCTGTTTTATCAACAGCGTGAGGGTTAGTTGTAACATTTGCAATGTGTGTATCTATTTGAGCGTGAGTATTTGTACCTATATTTGATAGGTCTGTGTGATTTCCTGAAGTAGCTACTGTAGCTAAGTCACCAGATTGAATAGCACTATCAGCTAAATCAAGACTGGCATTAACGCTTACATCTAACTTTGATTCATCTATTGAAGCAGCTTTTAAATCTGCCGTTATGCTAGGAGTAACATTATTATAAGTAAAATCAATTTCACTTGAATCTACTAATATTAATCCAACAGCATCCCGCGCCATTGTATCTGTATAATCAACTTGGTCACCAGTATTAACTCCCGAAGTATTACCTACAACAACTTTTTCTGCATCGGTAACATAGTTATCATCTGCTCCCTTAGCTGGTTCTGCTCCAATATCTGATAAAGTTTCAGAATAAGAACGACCTTCAATATCAGTAGCATTAACAAATCTTGCAAAATCGTTAGCAACTGGTGTACCACTTGTTGCAACATTACCAGCACCAGCAGGTGTACTCCAAGTTCCATCAGCTCTTAAAAAGTTTGTTTGATTTCCTGCTAACTTAGGTAAAAATCCGTGTTTATCAACAGAAGCATTATTGGTAGTTACATCATAAAAGACTACATCAGCATCAGTAATTGTTTGGTCTCCAGTGTTACTACCTGAAACTGATACTGCACCTCCACCAATAGTTAATACTGAATCATTTCCTACATCTGCCGTAAGAGTAAGTGTTCCTGTATTTACAGTTAAAGCAGTTGTCAAAATAGCATTAGTTACTGTTGCAGCATTACCAGTACAGCTTCCTGAACTTCCAGTTGTATTTTGATTTAAAGTTGGGAATGAACAATTAGTTAAAGTTCCTGCACTTGGCGTTCCAATGTCAGGAGTTGTAAGGGTTATCCCTGCGAGTGTCAAAGCACCTGTTCCTCTATTAATTGCTACCCCAGTTGTTCCAATATACATTGTTTGACCGATAGCTGCATAAATAGAGCTTAATGCAGTTCCATTTATAGTAGGAACATTTGTAATTTCTAAATCTGTGAACCATCCTTTTACTAATCTTGAACCAGTAGCACCTAATGAACCAGATATTAAGGCACTCCCAGTAACATCTAATGCCTCACTTGCAGTTACCGTTCCAATACCAACACTAGCTCCTGTTATCCCTAAATAATTATTTGTATCATCAAATGTTAAAAGTGGCCCAGCAGCTTGTCCAATAGTTCCACCATCAGGCATAGTAATATTTGTTGATGCTGAAATATTAGCACCATCACCACTAAGTAAACCAGTTAGGTCAGTGGTTGTTGCGGTTGTTATATTGATTGTATCTGATACCCAATCTAGATTACAAGTAAATGGATTATATACAAATTTCATTATGTTTTTGTTATGGTATCTAAAACTGCTCCAGTATAAGCTAGTGTTAATGTTGCTACTGTAGAACCTCCAGCACCTCCTGTTTTATAAACTACTCCAGTTAAATTATCTCCAGTATAAGTTAATGCAATATAATCAAAAGCTGGTATTTCAAAACCTACTAATTTCTCTAATTCAGCTATTGTTTCGTCTTGTCTAGCTTCTGTTGCTAAAGCTCTTGATACCAAACTATCATCTCCTGCTACTTTTAGTTTTGTCGGGTTTCGTCCTGCCATTTAATTATAATTTAATGTTTACTTGAGCTTTCTCATAATATTTTTTAACTCTTACAGCCTTTTCTTCTACTTCCTTTTCTCTTTTAAATACAGTTAACTTCTTTCCTTCTAGTTCTTCATTTTCTTTCTTCAACTTTTCATTTACAGTATTTCTAGTTTCTATTTTTTTAGTCAATGTATCTAAATCACTACCTGATTCATCTAGTATCAGTGTTCTTTCTTCTATAAGTCTTTTGATTTTATCTAGATTAGCTTCCTTAACTTTAATCTCAATAAATAACTTATCATTCTTTTCTTTTATTTTAGTAGTCAAATCACTTAATACTTTATTAGTTTCCTCTGATGTTTCTATTACACCGTTATTTACCTTTATTTGGTCATCTAAGAGTTCTTTACTAGCAGTTAGGTCATTTACCTCATCTTTAAGTATTTTAACCTTATTAACCATTACTTTCATTTCTTCTTTATGATATTCTCTGCCTTGTTCTAATTCTAGTTCTAATTCAGCTTTATCTTTTAAGTAATCTGAACTTAGTAATTTTATGCTTTCTTCTATTGCCAGATAATCTTTTAGTTTCTTAGATATGTTATTATTAAGTTCTTTTAGTTTTGAATCTTTATCAGCTTTATCAACATTCATATCATCTAATGTACTCTGAACTCTTACAATATCATTACCTAGAGATATTTCTTTAAGTTCTAACCCCTTGATAACTTTAACTATATTATCTTTAACATTAGACATAGCAAGAATTTCTCCCTTAGAAGCATTTATAGTTCTAATTAAGTCTTCTTTCTTATCACTCAAGATAGGAACTTTCTTTTTGTTAAATATCTTCATAAAATTTATCTTTTATCATATAAAGTTGCGTCTGCTTTTACATTACCAGCAGTATAAGCAGTAATTGCCATTGTAATCCAATCTATACCATCTGCATTGATAGAATTTATAAATACAGTTGATTCAGTTGGGTCAAAACCAGTAGAACCATCAATAGATGTACCATTATGTAGTCCTATTATATCTTGATAAATCCAAGTATTTGTTCCACTTACTGCACCACCAAATGCAGGACAATCTTTTTGAGAACTTGATAATACTTTTACTACCATATTATTTGTTGCATTTCCATAAGTTGTAATATTTACAAAGTCAGCGTCTGCACAATAGATTCTTTTACCTTGTAACCAAAATCTTTGTTCATCAGTTCCTGTATCAGCAAAATTTACGGCTGTACCATTTAATGACGTACTAAATTGGAATGTGTTGGTAGTAGCATTTATAATATAATATTCAGTTGCTACTACTAATGGGTCAATCAATGTTGTTGCTGTTGTAACTATAACAATATCACCATTTACTAATCCGTGAGCTGCTGATGTGCAAAGGTTAGTTGTTGAATTTACTGTATATACAGCAGAAGGAATCTTTACTCCATCAAAGATATTATAGTATCTTGTGTTTTTCATAATTTTTTATTTAATTTATTAATTATTTCATAAACCTCACTATTGAGGGAACGAGTGAGGTCAGTTCCCTCTAACTAAGGTTATCTTAAACAAATAAGATTTGTTCAGAACCATCACTAAAAGTGATTTTTCTGTGGTCGCAATCAATATTTTCTTGACTTACAATCTTTACTACTTTAGTAGCTTTAACAACCTTTTTCTTTTCTACTTTTTTTGTAGGCATATATTTATTATTAGGAATCAGTAAGTTCAGTTCCCAATCCTCCATTAGCATCAGGAGCTGTAGATTGAGAAATGTATATTCCTTGTCCTGTAGCAGAACCTACACCAGTACAACCCATAAAGGTTGGTCTGATTAATTGTAGATATCCACCAGTACAAGCTGCTCCAAGAACAGCATCTGTCATAATTGTTCCAGTACTAGCCTGTACAAAGTTATAAGCGTTCAAGTCTTTAATAACATTATTAAAGTTCATAGCAGCACCATCGGCTACTTTAATAAAACAAGCAGTTGCAGCAGCAGCAGTAAGAACAGACATATTAATATAAATATTCTCTAACATATTTTCTTTAACTGCACTTGAACCTCCACCAGTTTTAGCATCAATTAAGATGCCATAATGAGCTACTGCACTTCCAACATTAGATTGTCCAAGAGTACAGTTTTTCATTGTTAAACTATCTCCTGCCATCCAGAAGTTAGCCCAACCAGCGTCATCAAGTCCAGCAGTCTTTAGGAAATGACAGTTTTCAATGTATGTTCCTTCTCCATTCTCAATAAATCCATATAAAGATTCATCTGTACTAGAAGCATTCTCAACTTTTAGATTCCTAAATGTATTTCTAGTTCCAGTAACTAATACTGGTGCTAAATCAGTTGCTACACCAGTAACACCCATTTTAATTCTTGCACCTTGTTGACATAATCTTCCACCACCATCCATACCAACGAAATGAACTCTGCTCTTTGAAACAGTTATCATTGCATCAATTTCGTGAGCTGAATGACCATCTAGTAAAATAACATCATTGTTATTAGATTCTACAGCTGCGTAAGCTGACTCTAATGAAGTAAAGAATCTAGTTTTTCCTTGTGGGTCTGGTTTCATTAATTCTTGCATTCTTTGATAATTTTCGCTTGTAGTATCATCTGGGTCAAAAACCACAAAAATTCTTCCAAAGGTAGGGATAATAGATGAGACCATATTAATAAGTCCCATTCCGTATCCTGAATTTTGTCCGTATAACATAATTTTTTTGTTAAATCTTATAAGCCCACCACCACCTCTAAATATAGCTTATAAAATATGAATTAAGTTTAAGCATATTGATTAACTTTATAAGAATCTGTTTGTTTGTGACAAAGAACACATTTCTTCATATAATTTTATCAATATTTTTCTACTTTATGCTACGCCATCTCCTGAACTCATACAAATCCATCTAGGGTCTATAATTTCAATAGCATAAGCAGCGTGACAACCGAACTTCCAATCCATTGTTTCAAATTCCTTACCACCGTTATCGGTTGGAGGAATGAAAGTAGGAGATTGAAGAACTTTCAATACAGCGTCTTTGTGATTAAGATTAGCTAAGAACCAATAGTCCTTTTTAGCTGAATTATAAGCACCAGCGGCTGTGGTTGCTAAGTAAGGCAATATAATTAAAGTATATTTGCCTTTATACACATTTGTTACTCCTGAGTTATCTTGCTCTGGAGCAGCAACTGAACGTAAATATTCTAAAGCTGTATTAACAACATTAGGATTGTTATGAACAATAATATGTGTAGGTGTATCAACTACTAACTCACCATTAGTATCAGGGATTTGAGAAGCGAACAAAAGTTCAGCTGCTTCAATTCCACCTTTACTTAAGGCAGGGTTATTAGCGATACGGTTTCTATAAGTGGTAGTTGTTCCTGGAACTGTGTGTTCTGTGTAAGCTAAAGCTTCACCATCACCAACAGTAGTAGTTACAGTATCACCGTCTAGGTTTGTATAAG